AATTAAAGCAGCCGCTGCACTTGAAAAAGCTGCAATGAACTTTGCAAATGAACCAATCCCGCAGATGATTCTCAAATCAAATGGCACATCGTTGCCGGCCGACCGCGTTGCAAAATTGCTCAATTCATGGCGCACTGCACGATCTAATAAATCGACAGCGTTCCTTAACGCAGATGTCAGCATCGAGACTCTAGGCTTCGACCCTAAGAGCATCCAGCTCAATGAAGCCAGGAATTATGTATCTTTGGAACTCGCCAGGGCAACGGGCGTTCCTGCTTATTTCGTAGATGCACAGCAATCCACATTCACATACAGCAACGCTTTGGATAAGCGCCGCGACCTTGTGGACTTTGCTTTTAGAAATTACATGACAGTTTTGGAACAGCGTTTATCCTTTGCGGATTTTGTGCCAGCAGGTACAGATGTTCGCTTTGATGTAGATGATTTCTTGCGTGGCAATCCTTTGGAGCGTGCGCAGGTTTATGAAATCTTAAATCGCATCGGTGCAATGAGCATCGAGGAAGTTAGAGAGGAAGAGGACTTGCTCCTATGAAAATCACAACACCTATGCGCATCACTGCGGCCGATTCGGAGTCACGCACCATCACTGGGCAAATCGTGTCCTTCGATGTAGCTGCAAATGCATCAACTGGAAAAGTCTTATTCCAGGCAGGATCGATTCAACCGACATCAGTGAAACTTAACCTGGAGCATGATTCTGCACGCCCAATTGGGCGAAGCATCAATATGAGCGCAGATGCATCAGGCATGAACGCGACTTTTAAGATTAGCCAAACATCCGCTGGCACAGATGCGCTTGTCGAAGCGATGGATGGCTTGCGCGATGGATTTTCAGTAGAGGCTGAAGCCACAGATTTTGCTTACAACGAGGATGGCACGATGGTAGTAACTGCCGCGCAGCTCGTTGGCGTTGCACTCACACACAATCCAGCTTTCGATGCAGCACGCGTGGAGCGCGTAGCCGCTACTGAAGGCGAAGAAGTTTCTGAATCCACCGAGGATGCAGAAGAACCAACAACAACAGAAGGAGACGAAGTGGATAACACCGTCACAAACGCGGATGCCGTAGAGTCGGTCGAAGCCGCAAAGTCAATCACCGCAGCTGCAACAGCAGTTGGATACACAAAGCCACGCCTGGATTTTTCAGCTCCAAAGCATTTGGAAATGACAATCAAGGCAGCACTCGGATCAGATGAGGCGCGTTCATACATCGCAGCCGCAGCAGATACCACAGACAATGCTGGCCTCATTCCTACACGCCAGCTCACATCAGTAATCAATGGGCTTGCTAATAACACAAGAAGCGCAATCGATGCAATCACAACAGGTGTCCTACCTGATGCTGGAATGAGCTTTGAGATTCCAAAGATCACAACTCTTCCAACAGTTGCAGAGACAGCAGAAGCTGGCACACCATCCAATACAGATCAAGCTTCATCATTCGTCACAGTTTCAGTCAAAAAATACGCTGGACAACAGCAATTTTCTGTAGAACTCTTTGACCGCTCATCACCACTTTTCATCACAGAATTGATGAACAACATGGCTGCACAGTACGCAAAGGCAACAGATTTGGCCGTGTACACAGCACTCGCATCAGGCGCAACAGCTGATGCCACAACACTGACAACATATCCAACAGCTTCAGAGTTGCTCGGATTTGTGTCACGCGGCGCGGCATCTGTTTATTCCAACACTCAAGGATTTGCTCGCAACATTCTTGCGAACACATCACAGTGGGCAAACTTGATGACACTCAATGACTCAGGCCGTCCAATCTACATGGCTGCACAGCCATCCAATGCTGGCGGCGTTGTGCGCCCTGACAGTATCCGCGGCAATGTCGCTGGACTTGATCTCTATGTGACTGCAAATGTGCCATCAGCGAATGACACTGACAAAGATGACTCAATGCTCATCATCAATCCAACTGCCTACACATGGTATGAATCACCTACTTATCAGCTTCGTGCTGATGTCATTGCTTCAGGCGAAATCTTGGTAGCAATGTATGGATATGGCGCAATCGCAACCAAAATCGGTGCGGGCGCATTTGGTATCAACAAGACCTAATCCATAACCACAAACTAATCATCGGCCACTGCGCTCCCGTGGTGGCCGAGCCGAACGAAAGGAACACTCATGCCCAGCATAGTCACAGCAGCACAGTTGCGATCAGTGCTGGGCGTGAGTGAATCCTTATACAATGACGCATATCTAAATGAAATCATTAACACTAGCGAGGCCGTAATTTTGCCTATGCTGGTGGCAAATACTTCAGCAGTCAATGCATACAAGTTGACATCAAATGTCGCTACTTACTACACAGCCCGCGCACATCACTTTGTGACAGGTCAATCCATTATCGTGGCCGGGCTTCCTGCCCCATTCACAGCCACAGTTACAGTGGTGGATACAAATACATCACTCGATGGAATGATGGGCAACTATTATTTTACCGCTGCAATCACAAATGCTGATGTGACCTTGCGCGACATTATTCCAACTGGCACAGCCACACTTTCAGGCTATTCAGCCGCTCAAATTTATGCAGGCAACGATGCAATCGAATCAGCCATCCTTGCGGTATCGGTAGAAGTATTCCAGTCGCGTGTAGCAGCTGGCGGCCAAATCGAAGGCGTGGATTTTGCCAGCACGCCATACAGAATGGGTCGCAGCTTGACCAACCGCGTATCAACACTTTTGATGCCATTCCTTGATGTCGAGACAGTGGTGCAGTAAATGCCCGCATCGACACTGGCAGGCACACGATCAACACTAGCGGCGGCCTTTAATTCACTAGCGGCTACAAGCTACGGCTATGTGCCTGAATCGCCAATCCCGCCAGCAATTGTCATCGTTCCTTCATCGCCTTACCTGGAGCAGCAGCTCATTGGCAAAGCGGTCATCAAGGTAAAAGTGAACTTCACTATCACTGCCATCGTGGCATATAACTCAAACCCTGCATCCCTGGATAACCTGGAGCAGCTCATCATGGGAATTCTTGCAGCTATACCTGCGGGATATGTGGTTGGAAATGTAGATCGTCCAACCCCATTAGAAGTTGGCGCTAGCACAATGCTTACAGCTGACATCAATGTATCTACGACCTACACTCAAACAAGCTAAGGAGCAAAAGTGCCAACAACGATCATTACGGGTCGCGATCTAGTCCTAACGATCGCGAGCACTAACTACGATGCGCAGGCAACTAGCGCAACACTCGCAAACTCACCAACCATCGAGACATACCAAACACTTGATGGCAAGGCATACAAGCACATTGACGATCAATGGACTTTCGATGTCTCAATGCTCGCAGACTGGGGCGCTTCAGGATCGCTTTGTGAGGCTCTATGGTCTGCCTGCGAATCAGCACCAAACACCACACTAGCTGCATCACTTACAGCTGCAACTGGCGCGGTCTTTGCGTTCAATGTCCTGCCAGTATTCCCAGCAGTGGGCGGTGCTGCACCTGATGCACAGACAGTGGACTTATCATTCACAGTGGTAGGAACACCTACCGAAACATTTAGCTAAAACTAAGAACGGGAGCAAAGATGAAACTACCAATCACAATTGAATTCAATTCGGGCGAGGTTGCCACATTTGTGGCAGCCCCACCTGAATGGGTAAAGTGGGAAAAGAGTACGGGCAACATCATCAGCCAAGCGCAGGAGAAGATAGGGCTATCCGATCTTATATTCCTGGCGTATCACGCCATGAAGCGCGAAGCAGCTGGGAAGCCTGTAAAGCCAATCGATGTATGGACTGAAACAGTCGCAAATGTCGAGGTCGGTAACTCTGACCCAAAAGTTACCCAGTCGGAAGCCTAAGCCGAACCCTTTGGGATTTGGCAATCGCGACAGGATTACCGACTAGCGAATTTGTAAGTGCTGAAGATGTAATCACAGCGCTGGAGATATTAGAGAGGCGAGCCGATGGCAAGTGAGGGAATCAGCTATGACAAAGCTGAACTGCGTGCCATCGCTCGATCCTTTAAGGCTATGGATGAGGAAGCGCTTGACCAGGCAAAAGCCAAGTCAAATGCCCTTGCCGAATTTGTATCGGATAAGGTTAAGAGTGCAGCACGCAACGCACGATCCATCCCAAAGGTATCGTCTCGAATCACTGACGGCTCAAAAGTATCTAAATCATCCAAGTTCGGCGAAATCTCATACGGCTTCGCGGCGCAGAAATTCAGCGGTGGTGCAACCACACGCGACCTTTGGGGCGGGGCAGAATTTGGCTCGAATAAGTATAAGCAATTCCCAGTATGGAGTGGTCGTGAGGGTCGCGGTTCGCGTGGATGGTGGATATATCCAACTTTGCGCAGTATTCAGCCTGAAATCGTGAAGAAGTGGGAAGAAGGATTCTCCGAGATAGTTAAGAGGTTCGATTAATGGCAGGAAGTAGAACGCTCAAGCTATCCATACTCGGCGATGTAGATAACCTCAATAAGTCACTTAAAGCCGCCACAGCTGATGTGGAGACTTTTGGCGATAAGGTATCAAAGGCTGGCAAGCTAGTCGGTGCTGCCCTAGTTGCAGCTGCGGCAGCCGCTGGCGCTTACGCCATCAAAATCGGCGTAGATGGGGTCAAAGCCGCCATCGAGGATGAAAAGGCACAGACACAGCTTGCTCTAGCTTTAAAGAACGCCACAGGGGCTACAGAGGGCGCAATCGCTGCCACTGAACAGTTTATCTTGCAGCAATCTTTGGCCACTGGTGTGGCCGATGATGAACTGCGCCCAGCCTTGCAACGCCTTGCGCTATCAACAGGCGATGTGAAGAAAGCGCAGGATTTACTCAAGATTGCAATGGATGTGTCCACAGCTACAGGCAAACCACTTGAAGCGGTAGCCAATAGCCTGGGCAAAGCCTATGACGGCAATACCACAGCACTGGGCAGATTAGGCATCGGCTTATCAGCTGCCGAACTTAAAACCATGTCATTTACTGATGTCCAGGGCAGACTTACAGATTTATTTGGCGGCGCAGCTGCGGCAAATGCTGACACTTATGCAGGCCGAATCGCTCGTATGCAAATCGCTTTTGATGAAGCCAAAGAGACTATCGGCTTTGCGCTTTTGCCTATCCTGGAAAAGCTGATGAAGTTCATCAACCAAATTGCACTGCCCGCAATCAATGCAATGTCCAGTGGCTTTGGCCTAGACAAAGGCGGCATCGGTGAAGCAATTACCACCCTGGGCAATATCATCGTCAATGTATTCACGCCAATCATCAATGGCCTACTTAAAGCATTTGGATATGTAAAAAATGCCATCGGCGATAACCTGGACACCTTCAAGGAATTCGGCGGTTACATTGCCCAGTACCTTGCGCCAGTCATCGGCACAGTATTAGGTGGAGCGCTTCAGGTAGTCGGCAAAATTGCAGGCGGTGTCATTGATGTAATCGCTGGAGTCATCAAAGCCATCAACTTCCTTATCGGCGGCGCGATCGATGGAATCAATGCTCTTATCCGCGCCTATAACGCAGTGCCGCTTTTGCCTAATATTCCAACGATTAACAAGCCAACACTCAACACCCCATCAATCTCCAGCGCATCAGTATCAGCACCTTCTATCCCATCCGCTCCATCGATGTCGATGCCATCGGTAAGCGGTGCATCATCAGGCGCAGCGGCCGCATCGGCTTCAGCTGCAAGGGCGCAGGCTCTTGTGCCTACAGTTACTATCGGCGGCGCACCTGCGGGATACCGACCTGAAACCTTTACACCGACTGCCACCCTGGGTGGCGCACCTGCAAGCTATGTGACCAACAATGTGAACATCGGCGTGGCTGGTGATCCTGAAGGCGTAGCGCGTGCGGTGGTTGATGTCATCAACACTTCATATTATCGCGGTGGTCTAGGCGCGCAGGCGTACAAGCTATGACCCAGTGGACACCCGAATGGCAATTGCAAATCAATGGGGTTGATTACACAGACATAACCCTTTCCACTTTAACAGTGGTTTCAGGCCGCACAGATATTTACAGCCAGCCGCGTGCAGGATATGCCAGCATCGAAATCATCAATCTGAATCTAACCCCAGTGACCATCGATGTCAATGATGGGCTATCAATCAAGGTCAAGGATTCGACAGGAACGTATGTAGATATATTCGGTGGCTTTGTTACTGACTCAAGTGTCGAGGTAGCCAGCACTGGCACAGGCGGCATCAATGAGACAATCCGCGTTACAGCTCTAGGCGCTTTGTCCAAATTGCCTAAGACTCTAACTGATGGAGTGCTATCAAAGGATTTTGACGGCAATCAGATTTACACGATTTTAAGCGAATCACTATTTAACACCTGGGCTGAAGTACCTGCCGCACTTACCTGGGCAACTTATGATCCGACTACCACATGGGCAAATGCAGAGAATTCAGGCTTGGGCGAAATCGATAGGCCTGGCGATTATGAGCTAATGGCACGAACATCAGATGTCACCGATATGTATTCGCTAGTTTCCGCGCTCGCTACATCAGGGCTAGGCTATTTGTATGAAGATGCTCAAGGCCGAATCGGGTATGCAGATGCAACCCATCGCACGCAGTACCTAGCAGCTAACGGCTACACCTCTGTAAGCGGCAATCACGCACTATCGCGTGGAATCCGCACCATTCGCCGCCTGGGCGATTTGCGCAATAAGGTTACGATTCAATGGCGTTCAGGTGACACCACAGCTTTAAGCCAGGAGTCAATCGAACAATATGGCTCACAGGCCGACATCATCGCCACCACCTTGCACAATTCAGCTGATGCCACAGCACAGGCAAATTTCTATCTAGGCATTAGAGCCTGGCCGCAGGATGTATTCGAGAGCATCACCTTTACCCTGGGCAATGCTGAACTCGATGACAGCGACCGCGATTCACTTTTGAATGTATTTATGGGCTTAGCCCTAGACATCACCGACCTGCCAGCGAATATGGTAAATGGTCGCTTCCAGGGCTTTGTCGAAGGCTGGACATTCAGGGCAGGCTATAACCGCCTAGACCTCACACTAAATGTGTCACCTACCGCGTTCAGCTTGCAGTCGATGCAATGGGATGATGTAAGTGTCGCAGAGACATGGAACACAATAAGTTCTACACTTGACTGGAATGAAGCCATTATCGTGGCATAAGGAGAAGCAATGCCAACTACTACTACAAACTTTGGCTGGACAGTACCTTCGGACACCGACCTGGTTAAAGATGGCGCAGCCGCAATTCGCACCGCTTTAGGTGGGCCTGACACATCATTCGTTGATCTTAAAGGTGGCACTACTGGCCAGGTGCTATCAAAGGCATCAGGCACAGATTTAGACTTTACCTGGACTGAACAGGATGACACTACACTTTCATTTAACGCACAGACTGGCACGACCTACACACTTGTGGTCGCTGATCTTGGCAAATTGGTTACTTTGTCAAATGCTTCAGGCATTACGCTAACAGTGCCACCATCAGTATTTTCAGCTGGTAATCAAATCCACATTCAGCAAATTGGTGCTGGACAGGTCACTTTGGCACAAGGCGCAGGCGTGACAATTACATCGACAGGTGCAACTGCATCAGCTCCAAAGTTGCGCGCACAGTATTCAGCCGCCACTATCATTTGTACAGCTTCTAACACATTCACCATTTTGGGCGATCTGAGCTGATGTCTCCTATTATTGGAATTACTGCATCAGCAAATGCGCCCCGAAAAGTATCTAGCGTTGATTATTTAGTAGTCGCTGGCGGCGGTGGCGGTACTGGCATTTCATCAGGCGGTGGCGCTGGTGGCCCCGGTGGTGGTGCAGGTGGATTCCGTACAAATACTTCACTTTCAGTTGGAAGTTCATTTACTGTAACAGTAGGCGCTGGTGGTGCAGGTGGAATTGGTAGCGGCACAGTTTCCAGTGGTAATGATTCGGTATTAGCCACAATTACATCAACAGGCGGTGGCGCTGGTGGTAATAACAATGGTGCAAATGGTGGTTCAGGCGGTGGCGCTCGTTATAGCGGCACAGTCGGTACTGGTAATACACCTTCTACATCACCATCACAAGGTAGCAATGGTGGATTAGGCGGCGGAGCTTTGACTTGGCAAGGCGGTGGCGGTGGCGGTGGTGCTTCTGCTGTCGGTTCTGCGGGTACTGGTTCTAATTCAAACATTGCTGTATTTGGCGGTAATGGCGGTAACGGAACATCAAATTCTTATTCAGGTTCAGCTGTAACTTATGCTGGCGGTGGCGGCGGTAGTGTTTATGCTGATCCGCCATCAGCAAGCGCGGCAGGCACAGGTGGAACTGGCGGCGGTGGTAATGGCGGTTGGGAAGCCAATGGATCAAATGGAACTGCTAATCGTGGCGGCGGTGGCGGTGGTGCTGGTCGCAAAACTGGAACGGCATTTAACGGCGGTAATGGCGGTTCAGGAATTGTTATATTGCGTTATGCAGATACATTCCCCGCATTGACTTCAATCGGCGCAGGATTGACTTACAGCACATCAACATCGGGTGGTTATCGTATTTATCAGTTCACAGCAGGAACAGGAACAGTGACAGTCTAATGGCACACTACGCATTTATTGATGAAGATAACATTGTCACTGAAGTGATAGTCGGCATTGATGAAAATGAATTGATTGAAGGCAAAACTGCAGAAAATTGGTACGGCGAATTTAGAAATCAGCGTTGCAAGCGCACTTCTTACAATGGAAATATCCGAAAGAATTATGCGGGCATAGGATTTGTTTATGATGAAATACGCGATGCGTTTATTCCACCAAAGTGCCATGTAATTGCAATTTTAGATGAAGATAAATGTATTTGGATTTGCGATAGCGAGGATCATGTATGACATACCCAGTCGGAACAGCACCCCAGGCTTTGCACATTGAACCATATCGCGCATTGATGTATTTGATTGATGCATCTATCTGCCTATAGCCATCAAGGTTGCGATACCACTTAGAACGCATCTGCCCTAGTCCGTAATGGCTGCCGTT